AGCGCGCATCCGGCTTGGCCCAGCAATTTGTGCCGCATGTGCCGCAAGTGTACTTGACCTTGAGCTTCTTCGCCGCCTTGTCTTTGCCGCCCTCGGTCCAGGCCTCAACCCAATCGATCTGCACGCCCTTCGCGATGAGCTTGGCGCAGACGCGATCGAACCAACCGCCATCCACGATCTCGTGAGTGACCTTGTTGCCGGTCTGCTTTCCGGGTTGATCGATCGATACAGGCTTGAGGTCGATCATCAGCATCATGTCGGCCCATTCCTTGTTGTGGTAGCCGCCCTTCCCCGGCTTGCCGTTATGGTGCTGCCACAGGTGTACCATCTCATGCGCCAGCGTCGATAGGATCGAGCGCGTGTCGCGATCTTCGAAGGTGGCCGGGTTCAAGGCGATTTCGTCTGTGACGCCCGTGCCGTTGCGGTGCTTGAACCGGGCGCCCGCGAAGTAGCCGCGGCAGTTCGCCTTCCTCTGCAAGGTGATGAGGCAGAAGGGCAGCTTCTGCGCGAACAGTTCAGCGTTGAGGTAGTCGTAAGCCTCGGTGAGGTTGACGTAGGTGACGTGCGTCGGGTCTACCGGAAACGGGATGATCTGGTCGTCGCTGAATTTGATGGTCTGGATGGTCATTGGGTCTGTCTCTGGTTGCGAGCGGAATTGCTCGTACGAATAACTTAATCGCAGATACTGCGACAGTCAAGTGCCTTCTCGCTTGCCGAACGCCACGGGCGGCACAGTGACAGGGCGGAGTGGAACGCGCCTCGCATACTCGTTGTAGCTGGGCTTCCTAGCCTCGCGGGCCACGCGCGCCCGCTCCTTCTTCGATAGCCGAAGAGTCTCGACTACGAGCGGCGCGCAGTGCTCGCACAGCAAGCCATCCTCGATCTCCGTTCCACAGTTGACGCACTGTGTCGGCATCACTTCACCCCTTTCTTCCGTTTGCCCTTGGCGTGCTTGGAGGTCCGGATCGCCACCAGTTGCAAAGCCGATGGAGGGATCTGTGTATTGCGCAGCGCGGGGCCTTTGATCGGCGCGCGCGGATTGCTGGCTGTAATTCTACGTCGCATGGGTCACTCCTTCTCGGGATAGTCGTAGGCCCCAGGCCCTCCTGGGTCCGCGTCCGACACCGACAACTGATCAAGCAAATCCTCGATCGCCTCCTCGGGCGTGCGGCCCGTGCCGACTTTGCAGCCCAGGTCGAACTCGCCAACCCAGGCGCCATAGCCGTAGCCGTCAGGGGCGCCCTCGTTTTTATTGACGGTGATGGCCTCCAGGCCTTTGAGGCCAAGGCGCTTGGCGATCTCGTCCAGGCGCGCGTCAGGTTCGTCGGTCATTTCTTCACCTTCCAGGCTGCGATCTCATCGTCGGTCAGCCAGTAAATGGCGCTCGACGGCGTGTGGTAGGTTTTGGTGATGACGTTCGCGGGCGCCCCGCTACGCTGGAAGAAGCGCGCCATGACGCCGGTCGCCTCCACCTCGATTCGCTGATCCTCGGCCCCGCCATGGTGGCCCGCGACGCCATTGAGCGTGGCGCTATGCACGCCTACGCGCGCGCCCTCGCCCACCGACTTGCTTACGCCAGCCGCCCAAGCGACGACGCAAGCCGAGGCGCATTGGCCATTGGCCGCGACGCTTGTCGCCGCCTTATAGGTCGACAAGATGTGCGCCATGGTGAGGGCGGCTTGCAGTTGCCCTCCCAGCGAGTCGAGCACGATGACCGCTTTGCCGCTGTCCAACTGATGGTAAGCCGACAGCGGCAGGGTGGCGATGAGATCGAGAAAGCGGCGGCTTTCATCCTCGCGGATGTCGCCGGTCGCGGAGATGACGAGGCTCCCTTTATCGAGGTGATAGGCATAGTCCATCGCCTCGGCGGGAGCCCAAGCGAGGGTGAGGGCGGCGAGCGCCGCGCTCAGGCGGGTCATAGCGGCGTCACCGTGAAGTGTGTGGCGCCGTCGTAGATCGCCCGGCTCTGGCGCAAGATCACTTGCGAACCATCGGCGCGGGTTTCGATCACGACCACGATGTAATTGGGACCGACTTCCTCGACGGCCCCTTGGCCATTGTCGGTCAGCCACTTCTTGATGACCCACTCCCCGCGCTTGGGGCGCGGGGTGCCAGTTGATAACTGGACTTTGGTTCCGATCGGCAGCGCGCTCACGACTTGCCTCCTCGGCCGAGCACGTCCCGGTTGCCGCAATCCCACTCTGGCTCGTCCAGGTGCCTTAGCTCGTGCTCAAGGATCTCCAGCATCTCGCCGCGCGTCGGGTTGGCGAGCAAGCTGATCTTGACGACCTTGCGTTCCCAATCGGTCACGCCCCGCATGTGTCCCAGGAATCCTGGCGTGCGGGCGTCCTCGCACCAATCGACATGGATAAGGGCGAAGCCATGGGCGCGAATGCGCGCCTCGATCGCCCGAATGCGGGCCTGTGTCTTGGGGCGGCTCACGCCGCACCCCCTTTCACGATCGCCAGGAGTGAAGCCGGGATCTGCCTCTGGTACTTGATCGCTAGCTTGCGGCCGTACTGGGCTTGCGCCGGGGTCAGCGACTCGCGGCCGGCGAGGCTCTTGCCGAATGAGGAGTCGAGCTTGTTGAAGCCGTAGCCGTCGAGCGCCTGTGCGCCGTCGCAATTGCTGGCGATGATCCTCAGAGCCTCGTGGGTGGCCGCGATCTGGTCACGGGTCAATTCCCCCACGGTGGGGACCGGAGGGGCCTGGACAGGCTTCTCTGGGGCCTGGAGAGGCTTAGGAGCCTCAAGGGCGCCGTCGGCGGTCTTGCTGTCCACCGCGGCCGCGATGACATCCATCTTCTCGACAATGATCTCAGCCATGCGGGCGTCGAGCGAACCGTCGAGCACGAGGTGCTGCACCAGGACCGAGTCGACCTGCCCGATGCGGTGGCAGCGATCCTCCGCTTGGGCGAGGTTGCCGGGAACCCAGTCAAGCTCGGCGAACACAACATGGCTCGCGGCGGTCAGTGTGATGCCAACGCCAGCCGCCTGGATGCCGCCCACGAATACGCGGCAGGTCTTGTCGGTCTGGAACCGGGTGACGACGGCGTCGCGGTCCTTGAGGCTCATGCGGCCGTCGAACTGGACTGAGCCGAACTCGGTCAACTGATCCCGAATCCAATCGATGACATCGTGGTGATGCGCCATCACGACGATCTTGTCCTCGTTCTCCAGGCAGTCGCGAATGTGCTCGACAACTTGGGGAACCTTGGCCAACGCGACTTCGTGGCGGATGGCCGACGTCTCGGTGAAAGCCGCGAGGTTGGCTTGGGTTAGCTCCTGGACGGCCTTCTTGTAGGCGGCCGGGTCATTCCAGGTCCGCGTCTCTTCGACGCGCTCGCGCAACGTGGCGAGCTTCTCCTCGGTCGCGCCAACCAGTTCCGCCTCGCGCTTGATGACGGCCTTGGCCTCGACCGACTCGGGCGTGAACGCGATGACCGAACGGCGCTTGGCCGGAAGCTCGCGGAGGACATCCTCCTTCATCCGGCGGATCATCACGCCAGCGCGGAGCTTCGCCTGGAGTTCGTCCAGGTGCGACGCGCCGTCCTTTACCCAGCCATGGCGCCCCTGATATGCGGCGCAGTAACGGGTATGGAACGCCTTCCAGTTGGCGCCCAAGCCTCGGCGGTCGATCGCCTGGAGGAGCGTCCACAGTTCGTTCGGGCGGTTCAGGATCGGCGTGCCGGTCAAGAAGACCTTACGCTTGGCCTGGATGGGCCGGATCACTTTCTTGGGGTCTTTGTCCCAACGGCCGAGCACCGCGGCTGTGCGGTCAGCCTTGTCGTTCTTGAGGTAGTGCGCCTCGTCAACGACCAAGAGATCCCATTGCACCGCGTCGATCTGGGCGCGGTACTTCTTGACCTGTTCGTAATTGATGATCACGAGGCCACCTGGAGCAAACGCGCCATTGGAAACCTTGAGCGGGCGGGTCAACCACTTCGTCGCCTCGCGCCGCCAGTTGATCTTGAGCGAAGCGGGGCAGATCACGAGCACATTGCCGATGGTGCGATCCGCGTTGATCAGGCCGAGCGCCTGGATGGTCTTGCCGAGCCCCATCTCGTCAGCGATCAGCGTGTCGGTCCGCGCTTGAGCGTAAGCGACGCCGGCAAGCTGGTAGCCGAGATAGGTCAAGCCTTGCGGGGCGGGGACGACGATGTCGGCAGTGGCGGCGCGGGATGCGGCGATCGAGGCCTCAGCCTTGGCGTGCGCCGCGGCGCGCTCGGCGTTGATCCTGGCGACGAGGTCCGCGTCGCCCATGGCGAGCTTCTCGGCGACTTCCGGCTTGTCGGTCCACCATGTCTTGCGATCGGGGTTCCACCTCGCGCCAGCGGCTTTCACGAGGTCTTTGTCGGCGAAGGCGGATCGGATGACCCAGATCGCGCCTTCCTTGGAAACGGTGATGGTCATTAAGAGTCTCTGTCAAAGTTGAGGGCGAGGGCATGAGCGCCCCCGCCCTGTTAATGTAGCGAGATCTGCGACAAAGTCAAGCCTGTCGTACGGCTCAAATGACGTCCTTGGCGATGGTGTACCCGAGCGAGCGCAGCCACTTGTACGCGGGCCGCGGGAACGACATGACGCCGTCGTAGCCGACGACGCGCTTGCCTTCCATCTCCAGGCCAATGTGCTCGACCGCATCCAGGCTCGGGATGTCCCACTCGATCATCAGGTCGCCGCCGCCGTGCGTCCAGAGTGTCATCGTGGACTCATGCTCGCCGATGTCGCGCTGGCCCCAGGAGCCCTCCTGGATGAAGGCCTGCTTGGCGATCGTTGTGTGTGCGATCTGTTTCATTGTTTCTCACTCCCAGATCTGCGCGAGGCTCATCAGGCTCTCGCATTGCTTCTCGTCCATCAGCGACCATGCGAGGCGCAGGAACTCCTGCAAGTCGCCCACCTCGTGATCAGGCTCGGAGTCACGGCCGTGCTGGGCCGCGCTGTCGATCAGTCTCTCAACGCCGTTCATCGGTCTGTCTTCTCTTCCGAGACTGTCTGCCTGGAGGGCGAGTAGCCGACGCGCGGTTGATAATGGTTGTGCGTCTCGGCAATCGCCATCTGATGCT